TTTTTCTTCTTCTTTTTAGATCCAAAAAGACTTGATACTCCGCCAATAATTGCACCTCCTGCTGTCCCAATTGGTCCAAATGCTGAACCAGTTGCAGCTCCTGAAACAGCTCCAGTTGCCGCTTGTCCCCAATCATATTTAGCCATATTTCCCCCTTAAGTGATCAAAGTCCAGGTCACAGCATTTGATGTCGTCCGACTGGTCATTATCCAGGCGGTATCTGTATCCGTACGGACATAAATGTCTGCAATTTCAAAATTATTATTAAAGTCGGAGTTCGCAGGAGGGTCGACATGGGGCTTTCTATCCCCGTCAGTTGTGTATTTCGATATCTTCGTATTCACTACCTGAGCTGTATCTGTATATGCAGTTGATAATTGCCTTGTAAGCTCAGGGTTTTGATTTTTTAGGGAGCTTCCCCAATTGTAATTTGTGATAAGAGTGACCATCAGATCAATCTCCCGCAAGGCGAAAAGCCTGGCATTGTGGCTTGAATGTTGACCTTAGCTCCTGCCTGCTGATTTCTTAATCTAAACTGTATAAACTTGCCCGTTTGATTGATAAACACCTTGTACCACTTCTTGCTTCCATCTTCAAAAGTCATGTTAGTCATGTTCCCTTGATAGGGATCTTGAGACATATTGTTCAACTGAGTCTTATGTCCCACATCGTTTGTGATAATATCTATGCTCATTTTAGCAGGTTCTTCTACGCCGACATACCCTCCAGAGGTGTAAACTCCATAGGCTGTTGAGTCGATGCCGTCGAGAGAAAAAGACGTAGAGGTTAACACCGTGATAAAGGCTACTTTGCCATTTAACTGTGTCATACCTCCAATGCCAAAAAAATTAACTTGATCTCCAGTGCTAAGATTGTGAGCAACTTCAGTGAAGACTACACATGGATTTGAGTTGGTGATCGTATCTATGATAATGTTTCTTTGTAGAGATGTGCCTGATGAGTCCACATACATGTAAAGCCATCCGCATCTAACCTTTTTATCTTGGTCGGCAAAGGGATTAAACTTCTTGAAAAGAGCCTCGAATGGGATGACCCGCGTTGCCTCACCACCAGAAGTGTAGGCTGTAAAACTTGTGGCAGGGACAATTGCTGTTGACACATCCAATCGAAAGACATTCGGGCTCACTATTGAAACGATTGGAAATTGCTGGTTATTGACTTCCTGCATTCCACCTATAGCTGTAAGATAAATATAATCGGCTGATAAGTTTGGATCTGAATTAGCGTTGCTGGCTTCGTTTTTACGGAAATTATTAAAGTCAGTTGTCACTTCTATTGTGGATGCATCTATAACAGTGATGTTATAAATCCTAACAGGATTATCTTCTGACTCTGTAACAGCCAGCCTCCAGATCTCACCATTCTGGCCTCCACCGACACTAAAAGGGATACTTGCATCGAATCCAAACGAATTCCAGTTACCATAAACAGCCGCAAATGCTTCCCAGTTAGGATAAATTAACAGATCATTCCAAGTAATACCTGGGGGAGTTGTAAAAGTTCCCATGCAAGATAATGGAAGTCTATAGGTTGAGTAGTTGTCTTCTTCGTAGTTAGTGCATAGAATTCTTTTAGAAGTCTCTGATTTAGGTGGAGGATAAATAAGAAAATGATCCCTATCGGCATCTACCGTTCCCGCAAAACATAGAGGGAAATTTGTGCCATCAACTTCTTTGTAAGTGAAATCTGGGATATCATCATCTTGCCTTTCAACACGATAACCATCAGAGATAATTAAACCGCGTCTAGAAGCCGCAGAAGTTCTGTTTAAATAGGTTATTGCACTAAAGGCTGCATCTGATCCCCTAGACTCATCTATCTTGTCTATGACGAAAGGAGTGGTGTCGTTGCCCGTGTATTTCATCACCCATGTGCTAGTCTCTGTAAAGATGATAAGATCATCTCTATTGAATGCAGCACCTTGAATCCATGAGCCATCGGGGATGTCAATAACACCCGCACCAGTGGCAGATGTTCTGAAGTCGTCTGAATTTGCACCTGTGCCAGATATTCTTATTCTCTTAGGATATACCACACCATTTTCAGTTGTTCTGAGAAAAATTAACCTATCCTTCATATCCACAGCCCATAATGCTTTTAAAGCTGTAACTGCAACGGGAACTGCATCAGTTGTGAGCATGTTGTAAACATAAGCTCCAACCACAGTCCCGTCATACTGCTGAACAACGTCGAAGTTGTTTGTGAAAATCAACCTGGGGACGCTAGTTGCATCTGCATAATTTACCCAAGAGAAGAACTGAAACTTATTCCCTGTATAGGGAGTGGTCGTAATATCAACCAAAGTGTTGTTGGCGGCGTTGTATCGATTGATGTACTGTGTATCTGCTACAATCAATTCCTTGACGTTTGCAGAAGTGATGTATGTTGCCACCATCATAACTGGGTTGCCAGGCATGAAGCTGTAGGTAAGGAGAACGGTTGAAGCAACTATTGGTGCCAAAGTAAATGTTACCGATATTGCTCCAGTGATATAATTTATAGTTCCAGTTCCCGCACCTGTAAATCCACCCACTCCATTATCTGTTAATACTTGAACGGGATTAGATCCTGTAACAACTACGCTTCCCCTGGCAATTTGAGCTGTTGCTGTAAAAGTGAATGTTCTATTAATACCGTTAATTGCTCCAGTTGTAGGAGCAACAGCGGTTAATGTATGGACGATCCTTGATTCTCTGTAGGGCGCACCACCCTTTTCACCTGTAGCAAAATAATTATACCCTTCTCTTTTAGACATAACCCCGCGATACACAAACCCATCAAATAGATCTTCTTGTGCATCATCTGGAATTAGCCAAGGCTGTAGCCTTTTTTCTAATCCAGTTGAGAAGTTAGCTATAAGATAAGGAGTATAACTCATGGATTAGACTCCACTATGATGAAATAATCTACATCCAAAGGTGTGGTTGAATTATTTACTACTCTAAGATTATTACCATTGATAGATGCTGTAGCTTGTCCACCACTAGCTCCGCCTTGTTTAATAACAAAAAGACCTGCTGCGTTTGTCGATCTAAAAAATCCATAATAACTATATAAATTTGTAAGAATAGAATTTTTATAATTAACAAATATGCTTCCAAAAGATCTTTGTGGAATTGTGTAGATAGTCCCTGAAGTTGCCCCTGCTGCTAATGCAACACTTCCCACAACTTTAGAGGGGGTTGGGCCTAAAGGAGTAAGTTGAAAGTCGTCTGTCCCATTATAAAACCTAAGCTGAGTCTGTCCATCAGCATCAACCCACGCGTAGGCTAAACCATTTGTTCCCGCAGGAAGATCCCCTGGCACGGCTATAGGATGAGTAACCATTGTGACTTGTCTATGCACACCATCATTTGCAGCAGCAGTGTCATTAAATACATGGTCAGCATTGATGATAGTCTTAAGCCGCGCGTAGTTGTTATTGTTCTGCGCGGGAAAAAGACCTGGAGACTGATTTGCATTAGGTACGTTTGGATCAAATGTCATGTTAAAACTCCGGTGAAGGACGTTGATTTTGATATTGTGATACTGTCCTTGAATAGACTAATGCACGATATCTTTGATAAGCTGGCCAGATCTCTCTCCACTTATCCATCTCTCCAAAGTCTGAGAAGATGTCTAAGGCAGCTCCATAGCAGATATAGCGATAGAGATAATCTTGATTTAGAACACCGTCAGTGATTTGAATCTCTACCTGATATGCAGCCATTTTTATGAGGTAATCGGTATCCGGCGGACCCCTGAAAGTAAGCTCGTTATTATAATAGAGCACATACGTAGGTCGTTGAGGAGTATATGTTTGAGTCTCTGGCCAAATTTGATAAAATTCTTGTGGAGATTGATACCAAAAGACAGGAAATCCGTTAGCATAGCAAGGAGGCTCCAAGGTTGAAGCCCCCACTTGACCATCAATTAATGTGATAGTCTGAAGATCTACAGGAAAAGGGTTTGTAGATAGGGGTGAAAGATTAAATTCATACCACGTTCTATTCTTAAATATTCGAATGTCTTGGGTAGATTCTAGCTGAATAAAATCCTGAAGATATTGAAGCATGATAGCATCAGTAAATTGAGGATCAGAAGCATCTACACGCCCCGTGACATTTCTTAGTATTAAAATTAAATCTGCCCCAGTCTTAACCATATATCCCCTTACAGAAGCTCAAGTGCATGACATGAGAAACGATTGCGCTCCCCAACTTGTTTAGTCTCTGTGCGAACATCGCCACCATTTTCTACTTTCACTTCCGCAAAAACAGGTACTGCTAATCTGTTAAGAAAACGAACAACAGGCAAAGGAAGTTCGTAAGTACATCCAGGTTTTAATTGACCTTTCCAATCAATCTCGTTATTTCTGACATGAACCTTAAGCACGTTTTCTGGTTGATCAAAACGCTGAAACTTCACCTTTATTTTTTTATGAAAGGATTCATCAGGCACCTTAACCGGAATTGGTGGGTCACATCTTGGATTGTGTTTTTTTGCTTCTCTAAAAGCTTTATGCGCATGAAGATTCCATGTCTTGTAATCTTCAATTGTCTTCAGCTCAAAAGTATCAAAGTCGAATGGCAATGTGCTATCGGCTTGTTCTGATTTTGTTTCTAGTTTTTTGCTCATTAGTTCCTCTTTCTAGGAGGTGCTATACACCTCCTGAGTTAAAATATTTGCTGTGCACCTTCTTGTGACAAGGTATGCATAGCCAGATTACTTCTAATGGTTTCTGATAATCATGGTGATGAGCATTGAGCTTATCCCCACTCCCGCAAACTTGACATTGGTCAGGCTTGCTTATCTTTCCATTTTTAACACCTCTAACGACTGCTTGATGGGCAGCGCATTTGTGTTTATTTTTTTCTTTCCATTTGTTCATTGCTTCAGGATTTGAACTACCATATCCTGATCTATTTCTAGCTTTGGCTAGAAAATCTTCTCTATTCTTCCAATAACGCTCTCTAGCCTTTCTATTAGCCTCTTCTTTATTTAACTTTCTGACTTCCTTTCTTCTTTCAGAAAGCTTTGAAGCTATTTCTTCGTACTTTTCTCTGGACCTTTCGTTTTTACATTCTTTACAGACTGTCCTGTATGAATTACGATCGGTTCTAAATTCAAATTCATTTTGTTTTTTTTCTTTCTTACACTTTGTACACTTCATGGTAACCTCCGGTTGAATGGGAGATTACCACGAAATATATTACTAATCAAACATCGCTTTTAAGCGACATCACCTCTGTTAACGTAATCGTTAAATTGCCAAGCGGTGAAGTAAATTATATCATTGTCAGCCCCCATAATGGCGCTACCAAGTGTTATGATAGCCATTGGAGGATAGTCGATGATTGCGCGATGCGGGACGGCAGGACTGACTGGCTCAGCAGGATTTCCCAAAGCAGGACCAATCTTAGTTACCTGTCCGCTAGAGCTATAAGCTCCTACGACGTTAATAGGCACTCCATAAACGTCATACAACGCAAATGTATTGGCGGATAAAACCCGTACTACATATGTGTTGTTATTTAACTGAGCAGCTGCTGTACCGATAATCTTAGTGAGAACAACTCGATCGTAATCACTTAGATAATGGCTAGCGGAAGTTGTTACGACACCTGGACTCGCAGTTGTAATGCCTGTGATGACCAAATGTTCGTTATAAAAACCACCAGCTGTAGATGCATTAGTAATGCCGTTGGTGGTTTCTAATGTAGAAGTTAAAGTTGTAGTTGCACGTCTAACAATCAACGCATCACCAGCTGGCATATCTCTATACCAAACCCCTTGAACGTTGTTGTCGTTAGTCGCAAACTTCGTATAGTTAAACCATTCAAACTTATCGGGGAAGAATGGTAGCGTTAAGTTATAAGCAGCTCCCGCAGATTGCAGATATCCACCATAACTATTTGTCACTTGGCTTTGCTCACGCTGACCAGTGAAACGATTGGCTGTATTTCCAATAGGTGCAGTCATTTTGTTTCTCCTTGTTTATTAACCTTTAGTGCTACGTAATGCTACGCACCAGCTATCATCGAGGATTACAGATCCAAGACGACCCTTCCAGCCCATAGTCTGACGCTGGTTCAATGGATCCTGTCCAGCTCCTAGTGGCTTTATGATCATTTCCATCGATTGATCATCGATAGTGATACGACCGTAAGCGTTAGCAGCAAACAGCAGGTTGTAATAAACAGCAGGAACGACTGATGTGTCTTTATACGCTTCAGAAGTCTTTACAAGACGAACTTCATCGCAAGAACCAAACTCAGCTTCAAGCACAGACTGTTGTCGGGGATAATCCGCAGTCGGAAGGAAGTTAGAAAGGTTTTTGAAATCTGTACGAAGATCGGTAGAAATTATCATCCAGTAGGCCGCCCAAACGGGAGCTGTACCGAACGCATTAGTGCCTTCCTGATTAGGGGAAAGTTTCTTGCCGTTGTTTCCTTCAAGATAGTCAACTGCTAACTCAAGGTCAGTAGTTGTAACTTCTGTGATGGCATTCCCGTTAACGCCGTTTAAGCAGTCAATTTGTGCAGCAGTAGCCACAAGCATATTACGAACGATTTTGTCGTAAGTAGATGCCATGTTTTGTGCGAGCATGTCCGCGACTTCATTAGCTGTTTGATCCTGAACGGTGATGATAACATCATCGCTGAGTTCCACAACTTTACCGTATTGTGATACGACAGCTGTGATATCAAACTTTGTAACCTGTTCAGAAGCTGGTGTAACCCCTTCCGTTAATGGTGTCAGCGCATCGGCCAAGTTGTCGAAGCGTCTGAAGATTGCAGTCTTACTATTCTTTTGAGGAATACGTCGTTCTTGAGCAAAGTACCCGTGAACGTAGTAAGGCTGGTGTCTGTCCAGCAAAATATTATCAAAGAACAAGTTTACTTCTGGGTCTACTTGTACTGTGGTAGTTGTTCCATTAGCCATTTTTATCTCCTAGTCAAAAAATGTTTTGACACCAGAGACAAAATTTTTTAGGTTTTGTCTCTAGCTTTCGCCTCGGAGAACCTTCTCTCTGTATTCACGGAACTCTTTCTTACCTTGAATGCTCTTCAGATATTCCATACCTTCAGGCCGTGCAGATTTCCCGATATCTACGGGAGATCTTGGCTTGTTAGCATTCTGGACTATTCTTTGACCATCCGCATTGCTGGACTGCCTCGCCACGGGCTTTTCTTCCACGAGGTGAATGTAGTCTTGGACAATTTCATACGCACGAGCGTATCGGTTCTGAGCTGTGTCTACCGATGAGGCCAACCAAGGCTTCTTTTCTAAAATCGGTTTCAAATATTTATTAATTTTCTGAACAGCTTCAGGATTCATATCTTGATAGAGCGTCTCTAGAATCTCTCGTTTTGTAGTAGCATTACTTTCTTGAAGATGTTTCTTCTCAACTAAAGCGTTGGGATCTTCTTCCTCTTCTTGAACTTCTTGCTTACTCTCTTTCGTTGTGCGTATGATTTCTTCATACACCTGCGCTCTAGCTTCTAGATCTTGACGTTTCCTTCTCTCAGCTTGCAAAGCCGCGAGGGGAACCATCTTTTGCTCTTGATTTTCTTCCTGAGACTCAACCTCTGGTTGCTCGGAGACAGCAGCCACTTGGTCTTGTTCGTTTTCTATTTCATTCATTTATAACTCCCGTTATGTGCACCATTACTTCGGTGCCAAGATTATTGCGCTGGATCGCCAGCGGCGGAAATGGACTTGCCAATACATGGCATTGCTAATTTATTGTTTGGATGCATGACCCAAAGCAAATCTTTTGTCCCTTTCGTATTGTCCACTACATACAAATAGGACTCTTTCTGAACATCTGGTTGAGTATCAAAAGCCTTAAGATAAGGTCTAATGGTAGTCTTCCCATTCTTACGCTTGCATTTAGCCGTGCCTAGAATCCAATAGATTTTCTTATGGGAATTCTCTTTCATGATCTTTTCCATAAGATTCTGGTGACGATCAGATAGCCTCTGTCTTGCTGCTAAATGAATGTCTCCAATAGATGGCTCTCTAGTCATTGCTTCGCTTAGCATGCTTGGCCTCTAAGATTCTCTTTCTTCTCTTGAGCATCTTTGCTAGACATAGCTTTCATGCGGTCAGCATTGCCATAACCAGCTCCAATCTGAGAACCTTTTTGAGGTACAGAAAGTGGATTAGATTTTGTAGAATATTCACCCTTGGCAGCACGACCAGCACTTCCAGTAGGTGGTTTATAGCCAGGGGATTCCTGACCACCGTATGTACTCATGTTAGGCATCATCTTATTAGAAGATGCAATTCCTTTCATTTTAGCCATTTTAAACTCCTGTAGTTATAGGGCTTTTCGCTTTCTGGGCATCTTGTAGCAGCTTTTTCTCAGTCAAAACATCTTGTTTATGACTAATATCAGCGGCTAAGGTCATGACATCCAGTAAACGTTTTCGATCCATGTCTTGGATTTCTTTTACAGTTTTTGCATTATCCAAGAGAGCTTTGGCATAATTTTGCGTTCCTTCTGATATTCTTTCGCGAGCCAAGCCAATGTCAGCGAGGACTCTAGCTCTACGCTCTTCTGCCAAAGCGGTGTTTTGATCAACCTGGGACATAGTGAGAGCTTTTTCGATCTGCTCTGCCTCATCCATTTTCTGTTGCTGTGCTTGTGCTTGTTCAGCACGCTCTGCCATCTTCTCAAGAAGCTCAGTCTTACCTTGAAGAGGAGCCGCTTCCATGATGTCTTCCCAAGGAATAGGCGCGCCAAGAGATACGAGTTGAAGAAGTTGGTAGTAATAAGCTTCACGTTGAGTAGCTGTCTTAACAGCCTGTTTGATTGCGCAATCATATTCAGCAAAGTTTCCTGAGAAGAATTCTTCTGTAGGCTCTCTTCCAGTTATTCTTTGGATCTTTCCAGGCTGGTAATTCTTTTGAATTGCCTCGAGGACAAGCATTCCGACATATTTTTTGGTTTGTTCCAAATTATCGAATATGCCTCTATTTCCCTTAAGACCATTACTTGACCTAACTTCTGCCAATTTGCCTGACACTTGTGAATCGCCAGTGGAAGATAAACCAAGCAATTCGTCCGAAGCGCCTGGAATTTCCATAATGTTTTTGTCGATAATATCTTGGTATTGGAGATATCCAGGTGGAATATTAGGTGGTGATATCTCTCTAACGTCTGCGTTGACGTCATACCCGTCATTAACGACAATTTGTCTTCCCTGGCCAGCTTGCATAAGCATGGTAGGGTCAAGTACGGCTCCATTCTTAGTTATCCATCCTGTATTAATTATCGATTCCATGAGGTCGATGATCTGAGAATGGCGGCGGTTGTACTGGCGTTGCGCATCGCGAATAGAGCGCACAATCCCTTGTATCTTAAGCTCATACGTATCGATTAGGGGTTCATGATAAAGCAACACAGGCATGAAAGGAAAATTGTCCAAGCCCGTTGGATCTGGTCCTGTATAAAGTAGCTTACCGCCGACAATGATGTTTAATTCAACGCTTCGCTTGTGCGAGGTGATGAGTTTAACCTGGGGGGTGTAAGCTAGAGTTTTCTTGAGTTCTTTTTCTTCTTCTCTCGTACCTTCCCATTCTTCTGATACGCCTGTCTCTTCATCTACAAGGTACTTTTGAACCTTATTGATTCTCTTCCAATATTGGTCATATGTGACGAGGTTCTTGGCGATGTAAGTGGAATTATATTGCCGATAGATACCAAGATACTGATATTTGTTATCTCTAATACCCGTAGGAATAGCATCTATCTCTTCTGGATCAATCCAGGGAAGCATAGACTTAACTTGCTCTTTGCTGAGAAGATCCCGTGTTGAAGCTTGATCACAGTCAGATAGATCTCTTTTTGTGAAGTATGGGTCAAGCATGAGGGCATTAAACGGTTTCCAGTAAAATTTGATATCCCCATTGACCTTATCTTTGGAGTAATCCATGTAGA